AGCTGACAGAATGTTTGAAAGTTCTGTTTCAGCATCAAGGCCGTGAATTGCCTTAAGATCCTGAGCTAGTTCTAGCGAATATTCAGCCTTCAGAGCACGTGACTTAGCTTCTACAGAAACCTTCTCGATTGAGAAAGCCATTTCTGGGAAGATCGATGTTGTGTTTGAGCCTAGACTTTCTGAAAGTGCAGTCTTAATACCGCCACCGAAGTTGTAAAGTGAATTCGAAGCGTTTGAGTTAGCTGATGGGCCAGTTGTACCGATGTTAGCATCAGCACCACCAACGTCTGTATTAGCTGTGTAGCCAGCAACAACTGGTGATGCGTTAGCACCACCACGACCTGAGTGAGCTGTATCTACTTCGTTGTAGAAGGTTTCTGTACCAGCTTGTGTGTCGTAACGTGCACGCATTGCGAAGATAAGTCCTGTTGGACCTGTCATTGGCTGAACGCCGCAGATATCATAAGCAATGAGGTTTGGCATCGCGCGACGAACGAGCGAGATTAGAACTGGATCGAAGTTATCAACATTTGAACCAGTTGCGTTTGTTGGAGCGGCTTCACCAAGGAAACCACCGGACATCGCAGCACGTGCTTCTGCAACAGCCTTTTCAGTATTCTCAAGAATCTGAGCTGTTACGGCGCGCTTGTGTGCGTCTTTGATTGGAGCTAGGTCCTCATGCTCGAGGATTGGCTTCCACTTATTCTGAACTTCTTCTGCTAGATATGACATTTCTGTTCTTCTCCCTTTAAAGCTTTTTTTGAAGCTAATTTATTTATAAAAAAATTATTTTACAGCTTTTGCAATTGCCTGCATGTACTTGTCCATGCCAGGTGCTGTGTATCCTGTTGTTACATTCGCTGAATCATCATCACCGTCAATTACTTCAGTGATAAGACCCGTTGAAGAAGCTGGTTTAGATGTCTTGAAATATTGCTCTTTAACAATTTCAAGCTTCTTACGATATGTATCTGAATCAGAATAATCGATACCTTCTGAAAGTGTCTTAAGCTTTTCGACCTGAGTCTGTGCTAGACCATCTGAAACTTCTTCAAAAGCTGCTTCTTTAGTTGCCTGTTCGATAATAGCTTCAAGAGCGATCTTTGCATCGACAGTTTCATTAAGCTTTGACTTAAGTTCGTCAAGCTCTTCTTTCATCTCAGCAACAAGATCGATCTTTTCGTCAGGTACTGCGATGTAGTGCTCTGCAAAAACATTGCGAAGAGCATCCATGAAGTCTTCTGCAATATCAGCGCGTAGTGAATTCTCAATAGCAAGCTTGTTATCTTCCATCCACTGCTCAACGCAATAGTCAAGATACTGATCAAGCTTAGCTGTTACTTCTTCCATAACAGCAACAGTCTGCTCTTCAAGAGTTTCTGCATAAGCTTCTTCAAGCTCAACTTCCTTAGCTGCAAACTCTTCTTCAAGGCGAGCAACTTCAAGAGTTACACGTGTATTAAGAGCTGCTTCGAAAACAACTTCTGCTTTTTCTTTGAAATCTTCCGAAAGGTCATTGCCGAACATATCGTCAATATCTTCCTTCCATGCACCCTTACCAACAGCAGCCGATGGCTTCATGTCGACAGTAGAGCGGTTAGCAGCTGACTTGTCTTCTGCACCCGGTGCCTTATTAGGTCCGAATACAGCTTGTGCGTCGTCGAAGAACTTACAAAGATCTTCTTTACCGAGCTGCGCAAGCATCGATGTAAAAGTTGAAAGCATTTCTGCTTTAGTATTACCACCGCCTGAACCGGCACCTGGCTTAAGAGTATCAGCAGCTGATGCTTCATCAATATTGCTGTTTACTTCTTGTGTTTCCTTCTCGGCCATTTCTTACTCCTTATAAGGTATATTTCTGGTTTATTTATTAAAAACTAATCTTTGAAAGATTTGATAGATAATTTTCGAAGAACTGTAGTTTCTTCTCTTGAAGATTGCGAGATAAAACAGCTTTCTCAATTTGTTTCTTAGCTTCTTCAGCAACCTGAACAGCTTTATATCCAAGTCTCTCATCATAGACCCAATCAACACCTTCCATAATACCATCAATCCAGGCATTTGGAGCTGAAGGATCAGCAACAATATCAGCTGCTGTTGCAAGTCTGAAATCATCTTGAACTTCGTTTACACCTTCTTTATTAAGTTTCAGGGAGCCCATACCACGCGAAGAAACTCCGAGGCGAGCACCAGACTCCATAAGGCCACGAGCAATATTACCCATAGGTGTATTTGTAACCAGTGCTTTACCAACATAATCTGTACCTTCTTTACGAAGAGAAACAATGCGATGTGAAACACGATCAAGGTTAATTTGAGGGCCATTTGGGTGACCGAGTTCACCCATAGCAGTCTTAGTATCAACAGCTTCCTTCATATAACGGGCAACTTCTTTGTCCATTACTTCTTCTGGATACATACGACCATTACGGTTCTTAATAGCAGATTGAAGGAAGATGCCCTCGATGTAGAGGTTCTTACTACCGTCTTCTTTTGCTTCTGTGACGTACTGTAGTTCGTCGAGGACTTCTGTAATAAGTTTCATTTTACCCTCTTAAATCTGGAAATATTCTGAATTGGATGTAAGGTTACCTTGCTTTTGTAGCTCAAGCATGAGAAAGCAGTTTGTTGATCCTAAAATACTAACAACTAGGTTTGCTGCAGTAGCTCCAACATTAATAGGCATACCAGTACCAGCATATTCATGCTGCCCTGTTGAATCATATGCGGCTACAAGTGTACTATCGCGATTTACAGTGATATACCCGCTACCATCACAACCCCAAACTGCTTGAGTAATATATGCACCCGTTAATGTTTCACCAGGTAATGCAATGTTTGATACTGCATTATTACCGGTTACTCTTATAGTAGTATTACCTATAGAAGCAAAATGTAGAACAACAGAAGTATTTTTCTTATTCGAAATAATTGAATATGCCATTATTTGCCTCTGTTCTCTAATACAAAGTTGAGAATTTGGTTAATACCAGCTTCGGTGCTAACAGTCTCAATCATCTTGTTTTGGTTATCTTTATTTAGGTCTTCAAAAAGACCCAACATTGTATTGATATGAGCTTCAGAAAGACCATTAAGTCTCTTCAGTAAGCGCTCTTCAGGGGTATACTTAAGATCTTCTGGAACGTACTTAGCAATTGTAAGGTTGATAACATCTTCTTTGGTGAGTTTATCAACAGCGCGAGCAATACCTTTCTGACGCTTACCCATGTCCTTGAAGTTACCACTTGACTTTTCATCTGCAGCAATTCTCAGTCCAGCGCTAACACCTTTTGTACCGATACGCTCAGCAGCTTTATTGATATAAGAACCCATAGTCTTATTCGACAGCTCGTCGATATGCTCAGACTCCTCCCTGGTCAATTTCTTGACTGCAGTTTCAATACCCTTGTGACGCTTTGTTAGCCTCTTTTCAAGTGGACCTGTTGTGCTACCTTTGGCTCCTTGTCTATAAGCAGCAAAGTCTATAGAGTCTTTAGCTCTGTTGATATAGCGCCCCATAGTATTCTTCGATAATTCATCGATATGCTCAACTTCTTCTGTAGCTGGAACACGTACGTACTTAGAATTTGGACTTGCTGTATACTTACGAACAGCAACATCTGTACCACGCATGCGCTTATCTGATTTGCTGTAGTCACCCTTTTCTTGAGCGGCTTTATCTGATTTCTTATTAGCAGAAAGATACTTCAGCATAGCGTTTTTTGAAAGCTCATCGATCTGTGTGTCTTCTTTGACTGGCTTCTTTTCTTTAGCCATCATATCACGAACCTTCTGAGCTGTTTTCTTGTTAGTTTCTGTTGGCTCATCTGCAGTTGGCATATAACCTTCAGCAGCTACCTTAGCATGACGTGCACGAACCTTTTCATGAGCAAGTGCCATAGAACCATAACGCTTATCTAGCTTAGTTGTAGAAAGCTTCTTATGCTTTAAAGCATCAGAAGCAGCTGCTGTATAGTCAGTTAGCTTCTTTGCTGAGAGCTCATCTAGCTCTTCAACTTCTTCATTAGCAATCTTACGAACTGTGTTCTTACGGTTATAATACTTACGAGCTGCATCAGCGTCTGAGCCACTCTTCTTAAAGAGACCAGTAAGCTGCTTACCTGCTTTTTGAGCATACGCATCTTTAGTAGTTGCTGAGAGCTCATCTAGCTCTTCAAGCTCTTCTTTAATATTGATTCTTTTGTTCTTACCATGATGCCATCTAATACCAGATTTCCATTCAGCAGCCGAAATACCCTTTGGGTGCTTTTCGCTTTTCTTTGAACCGTGCATCTGAGAGTGTGTGTACCAGCCATCATCTTCTTCTTCAGCAAGTGTAGTCTTACCGAGCTTAGAGCGTACTGCTTTGGCTAACTTAGATGCATCAACACCAAAATCATTAGCAGCTGAAACAACATGTGACTTACGAACATTATCACCGTAGCGCTTAATAAGGTGCGCAGCAATCTTTGCTGATTCGTCTAGATCTTCTGTATCTTCAGCAACACGTTTAGCGGTCTTAGTAGCAATAGCATAAGCCATTGACTTATCCATCTTTGGATTTTCACGCTTGATAGTCTTAACAACTTCTTCGCGCTTCTTCATCTCAGCTGGTGTAAGAGTCTTTTCGTCGATTGACATGAGCAGATCTAGAGCTTCGTCTAGCACTGCGTCGATATCTACTTCTTCACCTAACGCTTTTTTAAGCGATCTCACGTGGTCGCCTTGAACAGACAGTGCGCCGCCGGTTTTCTTCATATCCTCGATTGCTGCAACGTGCTTCATAGCAGGATGGTTTGGATCACCTTTTGCTTTGGCTCTCTTAATCATGCCCGTAATATCATAAGGATCTGTTACTTCTTCATTAGCAGGTACTTTGGCTTGACTGTGTCTTGCTAGTTTAGAAAAAGCTAGTTTTCTTCCCTTTTCATGACCTTGCTTACCTTCACCACCTGAAATAAAATCGTTTTTAGGTTCAGTTTTATCTAAAAACGAAGTCGCTAACTTTTTAGAAATCTCATCTAAACCTTCAGCTTCTTCAGCAACTTTCTTCTTTCTATTACGAAGTAGATGAAAGTCATGTGCATCGATCTTGCCGTTCTTATTAGTATCGATCTTATGCTGATCACCCTTAAGGGCTTCGTAAACTTTTTCGTCTTCACCTACGTCATATCCATGACGCTCTTCCTTGCGCTTGCCGATCTTAATTTTAGCTGCATTAAAGACATCATCACCATTACCGTTACGATCCTTATGCTTGATCACAACATGCTTGTCGACGAACTTCTGCTCGTCAGGTGACTTTGGTTTATATACCTCTAAGAAATCCTTAAGCGTCTTCGGCATCGGTATCTTCCTCGTTATCGTCGTCTAGGTCTAAATCTTCTAAATCTAGATCTTCTAAGTCTAGATCAATATCATCTTCATCACCCAAATCATCGAGTTCGTCATCAGAGAAATCAAACTCATCGGCATCAACTTCTTCATCTTCTTCAGTATTATCTACATCAAAGTCTTCTTCCTCTGATGCATCTTCACCACCATGAATTGACTGAGCAAGTGTAACTCTATGAGCCTCAACCGCGTCTTGAGCTTTCTGCTGCAACATTTGATTTAATGTATCAGCGAAATCAACAGGATTTTTTTCAATTGCAAATCCGAGTAAATCTGTTGTATCAGCCATAAAAATATTCCTTTTATTCAATTATACTGTATATTTATAAAAATGTTTATTGTGCTTGTTGCTGAGGTTGGTATGTATCAGGTGCCGCAGCTGGATCTTGTGGAGCATTTTCAGCTTCATTTGGCTCACCTGCGTACTGAGGATTGTCAGCTTCATCAGCAATCTGTTCATCAATCTCTTCCATCTCTTTATCAGATTGATGAAGTACGTTACGACGAATCCATTCATGTGAATAATATTTGTTTGCATAGTCATCAATATCGCGAAGCATTGCGACACGATCACGTAAAATTTCAGTTTCTTTTAACTCAGCATAATAATTGTCATATGAGAATTTAAAGCGAATATTCTGATTGAGATCATCCCATTCCTCAGGTGTAATAATACCTTTGAGAATGAGCTGACGCTCTAATATCTTTGAAAATAAAATAGCAAACTTACTACGAAGTCTTGTAACAAACTTAGCAAACTTTACTTCGTCTCTAGTTATTTCAGTTGACCTACCAAAGTTAAACTGCGCTTCAGGATCAAGGCGTGAAATAGGTACGTTTAATGACTTATATAACTTACGCTGAAAGTAAATAACATCATCCATCTGACCAAGGTTTTGTCCCCCTGGTAAAGTAGTAATTTCTGTGCCTTTGCCACCCTCACGGCGAGGTAGCCAGAAATCTTCAAGCATAGTCATAAACTTACGGTCATCGCGTACTTCGCCTGTTGCAGCATCATATACAAGCTTGTTCTTGAACTTGATCATGATATCACGAAGATATTGCTCTGCCTTCATCTTAGGAAGATTACCAACATCAATATAGAAAATACGGCGTTCAGGTGCACGAGAAATACGATAAATGACCAGCGAATCTTCCATAGATTTCAACTGGTTAAGTGGCTTAATAGCTTTATGTAAATATGACTGAACAAGATCACCGTTAATAGAGGTTAGACCTGATGTACAATGTACAATGGAATCCTTAGCAATACGAATACCTCCTATAGTGTTAGAAGGAATAGACGAATTGCCTTGTGTCTTTACAAACCCTTTTTCACTGTAAATATAGTACTCTTTACCGTCCTGGGTTAAAGGTACATTGTTAATAGCTTTTTTACGACTTTGTTCTTTAATCTTACGAATCTTACGTGGGTCAATATAGCGTAATTCTACAATACCATTTGCAGGATTTTCTTCATCAGTAATAACGTGGTAGTATAATCTTCCGTCAACATACCAACGTCTAAAAACTTCATATGAAATTTGATTAAATTCTAAGAGTTTTAATACATCTTTAAACTCTTCGATGAAGAGCTTTCTAATTCTATCAGGAAGCTCGGTATCATCGAGAATAAGTTCAACAAGCTCTTGTTCAGGCTCTTGAGTAATAACTTCATTGACAATATCATCAATAGCTTGATCTACTTCTGGGTAGAGTGCCATTTCACGATACTTGTTAACTAGCTCTGCTTCTTTTCTAATTGAACCGTCAAGATCAACGTAGGTGCCATATGCACCGCCTTCGGCTACGATAGCAGCCCCATCATCGGTTACCTTAGGGGCAAACGAGATGGGGTCTTCTTGCTTTCTCTTTATTTCAAAGCCGAAAAGTTCAGCCATAGTATAATTCCATTCTATAGATTAGCTATTAAGCTACTGTACCAGTATTACCATTCAATACTTCATACCAGTCATACGTGAAAGTAGCTTGGAAAACTTCAATTGTATCTGTATCATTCCAGTTAACATCAATAGGCGAGATTTCAGTTGGAAACAAACCGTAGAACTGATATGTTCTAACAGGAGCGCCGCCAGCTTTTGAATACTGCTTAACAATTGCCTGGGACTTATAGTTAGTAGGTGAGGATGACCCTGTAGTATTTAGGTTACCTGAGAGCGAGTTAATTCTATTATGCCATGTTTCAAGTGAATGACGTACCTTGAAATCTTCGTCATTCATAACCTGAACCGACCATGGTTCAAATGTTCTATCACCAGCAACCTTAATCTTTCTACCAAAATATGGTACATCGATAGGTGAAATAGTTGAACCTGGTAGGGATGACGCCTGAATCATAAACGGCGCAATCTGGTTTAACTCAGGGTCAAAAGGTGATGTGAGCTCAACTTGGAAGAGCGTTGGGCGCGCCCCTCCAAGTCTAAGATTTGCTCTAATATCGTTAATTGAATAAGCCATTTAAGTTTTCTCCTATATCTTATTTATACTGTTAGCCGACGAGCTCGGAGAATTCAATACCGCTACGGACAGCTACAAAGTTGAGCTGAATATAGTTGATTGACCTTGCAGGCTTGATATAGATATCACCGATAAACTTATTCGAGTCAATAACTTCAGGCGTATTGTTTGTTTCGTCACAAACAACCTTAAAGTCGTAAATACCACGGCGCCCTTGTACGTCGCGGAGGAATGGCTCAACGAGGTTACGGAACTGAGTGCGTGTGAATTCATCGTTGAATTCGAACAAGAATGACTTAGCTGCATTCGAGATTGATTTCTCAAGCACGATAAACAGTCGACGTACATTAATACGATCGAATGCTGAAGGCTTGCTAAGAAGAGTCTTATCACCGAATAGAATTGTACCTTGACCCTGTTGCGATATAACCGGGTTAATGCCATTCTTATAAAGAAGATCTCTTTGTCCAATATTTGGATTGAACGCTAGCTTGATCGAGTTCTTAACCTGACCACGGCTTGTACCAGCTGGTGAGAACCATGGATCACGAGAATTATCTGTACGTACACATAGACCCGCAATATCGCCGTTTAGTGGAATCCAGCGGTATAGATCATTGTACTTATCGTACTGCTGCTTATAGCCTGAATCAAGTACTGCAAATGAAGTTGAACGTAGCGAGTTACGGAACTCTACCACCTTAGCTTCAGGAGTTGTTGCATTAACAACATCAGCTTTTTCAGGTGATACGAACACAACGCAATCCTTACGAGCTTCAGCAATATTATCAATTAGATAGTTAGCCAGCTGTGTACCTGTTGTACCGCCGCGTGTGCGACCTGTAAGTACAAGGGAGATATCAACCTCTTCAGGTGATACAAACTGATCAAACGCTGTAGCAATCGATGTGAAAGCAATATTAGCTTCATCTTGATCAGTACCACCAGCAAGTGATAGTGTTAATGGAGCAGAATTAGAAGCTGATATAATATTAAGTGCTGTGTTAGAATCAGCGCCTGCTCTATCATCAGCAAACCAAATGTACTGTGATTGATCGTTAATTACATTCTTAAAGTAGTTAGTTGAACCGTCTGATAGCTTTGCATCAGTTGCACGTGATAATCCCTGCCATACTTCTAGAATAGCGCCTGGATTACCAGTTATTTCACCATCTTCATCTGCAATAACAACATGCACTTCATCTTTTTGAGCCGCGGTATTAGCAAGCTGTATTGCAGTATTACCGTTAACTGAAACGAATTGTGAGCGCCCTGGAGCACCGTCAACTTGTGAGTAATACTCCCAGAAACGTGTTACATTATTTGTACTAATATCAGATGCTAGCTTCAGTGGCTGGTCAAACGTTAGTGTAATAGTAGCAATACCAGTATTTACACCAAGGGTGTTAGCGATATTAATGCTCTTATTGACGATCTTAAGCGACTGGGTTGCAGTGCTACCAACTGTAATATAGTCGCCAGTTGCAAAACGATCCGCGACTGTTGTTACATAACCTGCAAGACTAATAGCAACGTTTGCTCTATATGTTACTGCAGGAGTATTAGCTACATTATTTGCAGCAACAGTATAACCTGTTGAGTTAGCACCACCATCAAGTGTCATAATACCTGTTGTGCTTCCAACAGCAATAGCAAGACCTGTGGTTGGTCCATCAAAAGGAGCAGTTTGAGCTGATGCAGCACCTGCTGCAGAGCCTAGTTGGTAAGACTGAGAAAGGAGATTAGCTGTAGTTGTATACTGAGTTTCACTCTCACATACTGAAACTTTAAGTGAGTTTCCTAAAGCACCAGGCCAACGAGCAATTGCCTGTACATCCGTAGGTGCCCAGTTAAGTCTCTTTTGCTCGTAGTCGTTATTATTGAATACTGTTAATGCAGCGTTTGCTGCGGGTGTGACTGTACCGCCAATAGCAGCAAATTGTGTAATAGTATTAGCAGCACGAACTAGCTGTAGCGAGTTAGAATAGCTGAGGAAGTTTGCAGCTGTGAAAAATGTCTCTGGGTTAATATTAGTTGGCTTGCCAAACTTATTAACAAGGTCATTCTCAGAGGTAACAAGCGTACGCTCATTGACAGGTCCCCAGCGGAATACACCGGCAAAAGCGCGTACTGTTGTATCTACTGCTGGTGTGACTGTTGTAAGGTCAACTTCTGAGGTGCGAACACCAGGGCTGAGTTGAAAACCTCCGCCTCCGGATCCAAAATTCTGAACGGCCATTTAGCTCTCCTTTAAGAAAGGGTTAATTTGTGCATTAGTATACGCGTTTATTTATAAAAACGAAGATTAGAAGAACTGGTACTCTTTATTCGCTATCATACTTGAACTATCAGTCAAGTCAATAATCTCAGGAATATCTAGTTCAGGTTGACCATCATCTAAAAAGAAACTAAACATTTCGTTTGCTTCACTTTCTGTCTTCTCACGAAGATATTGAAGGGTATTAATATTAGTCAGATCTTTAAAATACTGCTGATCTGACATCCATGCAAATAAAACGAGAGACATAGCCAAGTCATCGTTGCATCCATCTTCAGCTTCATATGAATTACCACTCTTAGAAAATCTTGAAAGCTCAAAGATAGTCTGATGATCATTTATTATAAGTTGGTACTGCTCTACGAGCAGCTTGAGCATAGAACAGCCTATACCTTTAACAGTCTTTGTCGTTCTAACACCACGCTCTTTTGTTTTACCAGCAAAGCCAGCAGAAATTCTTTTACCACTTGCACCAGCGTTCTCAGTGTAAATGATATTTTCGTATTCATAATCAAAATGCAAGGAATCAACAACCTGAATACCTGCATCATTATTTTCAACTAGTATTGAAGCATAATTATAAGTCTTACCTAGTCTATGTAATGTACCAGAATAATCAAGCGGTGTAGCAAGATTATTACGATAAACACAAACCTGTTTATAAGGCATAGTTGTTACATCTATAACCTGGAATGCAGAGTAGTCTAATCCCTTACCTCTCGAGACGTCAGCAACAATAGCATATTGATTACCTTTAACAGGCTCTTCATAAACTGTTAAACCATCTCTATCCCTTAATGGTATTTTAGATACCAGAGTTTTTAGTACAGCACCTGAAATTAGAGTACCTGATGAACCAAGAAATTCACATTCAAACTTCTGTGCAAATTTCTCATGGTCCCAATCCATGGCAGCGAGAGTTTCTTTTTGCCACTTTTCATTTCTACCTGGTACTTCATACCAAGGTACACGAACGAATTCAAAACCATTCCAGTCTTTAGCATCTCTTGGCTTAGCAGCGCCTTCACAAGTCTTGTAGAAGTGATTAAGTCCATTAGGGGTAGATGTGAATAGAATTTTAGTTGTTTCACCAGATGAAATGGTAGGATAAACCGATGCAAAGAATTCATCCCAGTTTTCAACAAATGCAGCTTCGTCGATGTATAGAAGCGAGATAGATTTACCACGAATGGCAGAAGAGGATGTCGCAGCTGCAAGAACTTTGCAACCATTCTCAAGAGTAATATTACCCTTATTCCATTCTTCTACACCCTGCTGTAACCAGTCAGGTAGAGCTTCGTAAGCTGCCTTAATACGATCAAGAATTTCACGAGCAGCATCGCCTTTGTTAGCGAGAAGTGCTACGGTCTTGTGGTCATTAAAGAGAATATAGTGTAGTATAACCGCTGCCGCTGTAGTAGTCTTACCAGCCTGACGGGAAGTAACGACAGTAACGCGTCTGTTATGTGTGATCTTTTCGATGATTTCTTTTTGATATTCATATAATTTAATCGGAATAAAGCCATGATCGACATGCACAATCTTAATATATTTTTCAGCGAAGTAGATTGGATCTTGAGCACACTTTAACCACTCCTGAACTTGTTCCTGAGTCCATGCAATCTTTTTTCTTGATTTCTTGAGTAGAGGGTTACCATTGTAACCCCTATCAACTGTTGGTATCACCATTTCTCATGTTCTCAATCATTTGTTGTAATTCAGCTGTTGAACCAACGAAGAGGTTATTAGTAACCCCACCCTCGTTAGCAGGCTGTACTACACCCTTATTTAGTCTTTGTTTTTTCAATTGTAAATCAGCTAACCCCATTGAAATATCAGCCATGGTCTTAATAGAACTGTTTAGTATCTCGTATGCTTTAGGATGCTGAGATTGCTGCGCAATTGCTAGCATATCCTGTACTGCTTGTTGACTTAACGATAAGGCATCATACAACCCTGTACGAGCTTGATCTACATCATCATCAGTCTGTTCACTAATAACTGCCGGTAGATTTTCTTTTTCGTCGTCATACACCACAGGTACTGAATTCAGCCCTAATGCATTATCTAATTGTTGTGACATTAAAAACTCTCTGTAATATCGTAAATAAATCCAAACTCGCTATTAGAAGCGATAGTGAGGTTATTTACAGAATTTTGAGGCGAAACAGTAATACTTGTTATAGTTGCTGTAACACCTGTATTTGAGCCTGTTAAAATATTTCCGTTAACAATGTTACCAGTCATATTACGTGCGGTTATAACTGTTGCATTACTTGATGCCACGTAAACAAAATTATTACCGTTCACATATACCTTTTCAGTGGGTGAGAATACCCCAGTTGCATTAGAAAGTCTAAATGTACGAAGTCTAGTATTATCGTAATATGTGACAGAGTCACCATTAGCGGCCTGACCTGGCTTAATATCGATATTCATTAGATAATCAGTATTAGTTGAGTTAGCATTATCAACTGAGATACCCTTACCGGGTACCTTAAGATTAATATCGATTTCTTTAATAATTGAACCGTTAGCTTGATTTGTAGGTCCAAAGAAGTAACCCTTCATAGTAAATGAAAGCGTCCAGATAACAGCTCTTCTATTTACAAAATCACCCTCATATGTGTCTTCACTCGTAATATTATCTAGTGTAATAGGAATATCATGTTTTTGATTTAAGTCGGGGTTAAGATTTAGTGTAGCAGTCCAAACTGGATTAAAGTATGGTAGAATCTGCTCAATAATATATGTGCCGTCTTCGATATTTTTAACCATAATAGACATTGTAAAATCAATATTGTATGGTACCGGTTGATACTGCCAACGTGTTGCACCTTCATTACCGGGTACAGGAGCTGTAGTTCTATTAATAGCATTCAGCTTACGTGCAGGGTCATAATAGAGCCCTGTCATCTCAAATGTCATTCTTGGAAGCTGCGTCGCAATTGATCTTTCTAGATTAGGGTTACCATCCAGCCTTGCTAAGAACTTCTCACGAGGACCGTAATTAAGCGGTACCTTCATATTCTGTATAAGGGTACCGCTATTATCATATCTTTTCAGCCACAGGTTATTGAATAGCGTGCCAAAGTAAATGACATACTTTCTTAATAGTCCATGACCATATGCATTAGAACCTACAAACATTAGACATTACCTTCCGAGAATGGATCAACAGAAGTCCAGTCAACAACACTTGTACCCGCTTCTTGAAACTCTTGATTTTGTGCATATACATCAAGCATTGCGTCTTCATATGCTGTATTAGAATAAACATTTGCGACAGAGTATTGTATTTCAATAGCATCGATTTCATCAACACCCGTATCAAATCTTTCGTTTGAGTATTCCCATATTTCACAAACAACATCCCAAGTTTGTAGCTCACCCATCTGATAGTAAACAGCGGTGTTATTAACATACTTGATAACAAAGATACGCTTCATCATAGTAGAATAAACAAGATCACCTTCACGCGGTCTCTGAATATCAGCGCGCTGTGATGCAATCTCATTACCAAATACACGACGGGATACTGTAAACGTAACCTGATCGCGAATTTCTAAATTGAATTTAGACAGGAATGTACCATCACCTTCATATGAATCATATGACTTAATGTACATATCAAACTCTAATGCTAAGCGATAGTAAGATAATGAATCTTCTGACCAAATTTCATCGCGTTTTTGAATATCTCTTGGTAGATAGTATACAGTATGCCCATATATTGAAAGACTCTCAGCAACGAGGTCATCAATAAGCATCTGCTCACCATAACTATTAAAGTTATTAAAAAACATATTTGGCATTTTATTAGCCTATCATATCGGATACAGGAAGTGAGTAAGAAGAAATCATCTCCTGTTCCATCTTTTTAATCTCATCAGCAGAGTCGTTAAGGATTTTTTCACCATTAAACTGAACACCACCTGGTAGACTCATACCGGTAAATTTAGTAAGATTAGATCCCCACTGATATTTAATCTTTTCTGTAGTATAGTTCTGTAACCAACGGTCGGACCAAATCTGACTCCATGTATCAGGGTCAACTACTTCATACGCTTCGATTAGAAGAAATTCACCATTATTAATCATAGTCCAATCCATATCAATATAGATACGGTTCTTATGTCGATTAAAGCGAATAGGCTGTTGACCAACAAGCATTTCGGTTATTAAACCTAGATGCTCCATAACCATATAGTATGGAACCATTGATACTGAAGTAAGGGTGTAAAGGTCGTTTAGAGCAATCTGATAGCGTATATTGAATAAATCATCAGAGCGTACTGCTGGATCCGCAATAGGAAATACACGAACAGCACCGATAATATTTTCAGGTACTGTTATGTACTTGTTTGTTTTATCTTGCTGTGTAACTTGATGCTTATAGTAGACTTTATCGGTACCGTCAAAGTGATAGTCCCAATAGTAACGCAATGCTTCATCGATACGATCATCTACTTGATCATCATCAACGTTAAT